TTCCATGAGGGAGTGCCCGTCTTGAATGATGATGGCGAACAGAAGTATCGTAAGGTGATTACGCCTGCTCAGAAGGCGTTGGATCACTTGGAGGGGGTCGGTTACAAGCGTGATGGGATCGTTACCTGGTATTCAGCTGTGGGGGCTGGAGGCTGCGACGCTCATTATACGCACTCTTGGGAGGCTGATGCCTACTTTGAGCATACCCGTTACGTGTTCGTAGCACCCGACGGGACCCATGTGCTCATGACCAAAAACTTCGTTGGGAGGATTGGTTACCGCACGCTGTTTTGTGTCAATTTCAGCGTGGCGCCTGTTGGGGCGGTTACAGACGATGCTGAGCGCATTCCCCGTGTGGGATATGTGGATGATGGTGTCATTCCTGGTCTGTTGAACGTCCTGAGGCCTAAGGCCATGTCTGTTCTGCGTACGCAGGACTCTGCCGTCCGCAACTTCTATCGTGATTGCGAGGGTGAGTTTCAACGGAGCATGCCTGCCTCGCAACACACTCAACTGGGCTTTCTGGGCCCGGTTCTGTATGAAGCCCGTATGCGTACTTACGCAATGGCGCTTGAAATGCAGCAGAGCTTTTATGAGCCAGGGGGTGTGGTCGCGTCGGTTGCCGACGTGGCAAAATCCTATCGTCAGCGCGAGCTTGAGAAGCGCTTGTCGGTGGGCCCTGTAATCTCGGAACCGATTGTTTCGTTGATGGGTGAGACCACCCGCTTAGGCTTTCTTATGGAGAGCATTCGCGCGGTCAAGGTCTGGGGTGTGGCTATTTGGGAGCGTTTTTGGGCCTGGTGCGTTCGCGTGCAGGCTTGGCTGGGAACTGGCGGTGGACCGATTTGTTTGGACATCGCTAAGTTGTTGCAGCGCGCTCTTGGTGCCGCCCCAATGGTGGAACGCAAGTTAAACCAGATACGCGAGAGCGTTCTGGGGTACTTCTGGGTTCGGAAGTCGACTGAAACTGTCGTCTCTCTGCTCTCAAAGCATCCGCTGTTGGACAACATACTCCATGTGTTGACCCAATTTGTCCCCATCTTCCTGAAGGCCACGGTTGAAGAGTGCCTGAAAAGAGTTGCCTCTCCAGTGTTTCTCGTGTTGGCTGCCATCGAAATTGTGGCGGACGCGGTTGACATTTTCTACGCTGAGTCGTACGATAGGGAGGAGGTTGTTCACTTCATCCGAGATTCCATCATTCGCATTATCGCCCATGGTTTGTTGTCCATCATGCCGCTACCAGTAGCAATTCTTTTGCACGCTGGAGTGAATTGTGTGCAGACTTGGCGCGAGAAGCGGGTCTTTGTACAACTGCGCGAAGCGGTCCTTCAAGAGGCCGTGGACAGTTACTTGGATCAGGCCGAGCAGGCGCCAATCGTTTTCCATACCGAGGATTTCGAATGGGTGCCAGCTACGGTGTATGTGAAGGAAGGGAACGAGTTGGTCTCCGTTAAACAGCGACCCGAGCTTCTTCTTGCAGCGTTGCATGAGGAGTTCGCCACCAGAAAACTCGTCGCGTTGAAATGCGCTGCCTCTGAGCTTTTGGCCCGTCCACAGGGAGGGCTTTTGTCTCAGTGTCAGATGGTCAAGTTCCGCCTCGAGTCCCCCGTACCACCCTCCGACTTGGCGAGCGTTCGCCTTGGCTATGAGGTTGCCACCGAGTACATTTTTGATTTCTTTCGAGCCGTAGAACCCATGTCTATTGCCGAGTTCCGCCAGTACATTATTGGACAGGAGTTTGGTTTGCAAAAGACAAAGTGGTACATGAGTCGTTTGGATGAGATGGAAAAGGAAGGTCAGCCCAAGGTGCCAATTCAGCCGATTGTTATCAAGACAGATGAAGAGCTTCCTGTCAGTGATGCGTTGGCGGAGCCGGAACAAGTCAAAAGCCGTCCGATTTTCCCAATCGAGACGGACCAGCTGGATCTTATGCGTTGGCTTTTGGTGTGGAAGCGGAACTTTTCCGAACCCTTTGAGGTCAGGCGCCATGGCCACCTCTTTTCGTTCACCTACATGTTGGATTCCCGAGCGGACCTGCTTGATCTCTGGATTGAGAAGCGAGGCTGCCAAGACGGTTTTCACATGTTGGCG